GCCTTTGTCGGCTTGATGTTGCCAGCCGGATCAGTATCCACGACTACATTCCCCGCCATCCATGCCATGACCGGGTTGCCGCCGTGGATGATTCGTCCTTCCATCAGGAGCTTGTAGAACTCTTTGGTGGGCGGGCTCATATCTTTGAATCCCTGACCGAAAGGAACGACCGTAAATCCCATCCCCTCAAGGTTCTGGGTCATCTGCACCGCTCCCCATCGGTCAAAGGCAATCTCCAGAATGTGATAGGTCTTGCCCAGTTCCTCGATGACCTTTTCGATAAATCCGTAGTGGATGACATTGCCTTCTGTCGCCATCAGGTAGCCCTGCTGATACCAGACATCATACGGAACGGATGCCCTGCGCACCCGCTGGGGGATCGTATCCTCCGGTATCCAGAAAAACGGAAGCATGATGTACTTCTCCTCTGGAACTCTGGGCGGGAACATCAGCACAAAAGCCGTGATGTCTCCGGTGCTGGACAAGTCCAGTCCTCCATAACAGTCACGGCCTTTAAGTGCTTCCATATCGATTGGCTGGTTGCCAAGGTTGTAGATGTGTTCCGGGATGAACCGGGTCAGCGAGGACACCCACATATTCAAACGAAGCTGCTTGAACACGTTCTCCTCTGCCGGGTTGTCCAGTGCTTCCTTGTATGCATCCCGGACACGCTGGATCTGGATAGTCTGGCCCAATGAGGGATTTGCCTTATACCAGTTGGCTTCATCGTGCCAGTCATCTTCATCTGTCAGTCCATAGACCACGGGGTAAAAGGTGTGGTCGACCTTACGTCCGGCCAACAGGTCAAGTGCCTTCATGTGAAGCTCGTAACAGATGCTCTCCTTGTCCGTGCCGGCCGTGGTGATCAGGAAGAACAACGGCTGTTCACGGGCATCACCGGAACCTTTGGTAAGGACATCGTAGAGTTTTCGGTTTGGCTGGGCATGAACCTCATCCAGCACCAGACCTGACACGTTCAGACCGTGCTTCGTACCAACTTCGGCAGACAGAACCTGATAAAATCCTGCGTTCCCGTAGTTCACGATGCGCTTGGTGGCTGCCATGATCTTGCACCGTTTCAAAAGTGCCGGGGTCATCTGCACCATCTGGTGGGCAACATCAAAAACGATGGATGCCTGCTGGCGGTCAGCCGCCGCACCATAGACTTCGGCAGATGGCTCATTATCGGCAAAAAGCAGATACAAGGCCACCGCAGCGGCAAGTTCGGACTTGCCGTTCTTCTTACCTATTTCGACATAAGCCGTGCGAAACTGACGGTTTCCCTTTTCATCCACGATGCCGAACACATCCCGGATGATCTGCTCCTGCCAAGGAAGCAGCCAGAACCGCTTGCCCGCCCACTTGCCTTTGGTATGACGCAGGTTTTCGATAAAAGTCACTGCCCGGTCTGCTTTGGCGGCATCGTAATGGCAGGTCGGAAGCATGAACCGGCTGGGTTTGTAGTCCTTCAGTTTCGGATAGTTTTGGGGTCTGCACTCTGCCATCAGCTTCCACCTCCTCCCAGCAGATTCTCCATCTCATCTGCTGCATCCGCTGGACCGCCGTCCGAAGCAATGATCCGACTTCGGGAGGACGGGGTCAGACCGAACTGCTCTGCAAACTTGTTCATGATCTTCAGATAGGTCTGGGCGATGGACACCTGCGGCACCTGCTGCCAGTACCCGGACGGGGTCTTGACGATAGTGCCATGCTGGGTGATGAACTCCTCTGCCTCTTTCCATCGGGCATAGGCCTGACAGTAACCGGCAAAGGCAGCCATATCTACTTCGGTCAGGATGCCGATGGCTTCCATCTGTTTGGCAAGTCTACGCCACTCTTTCTTTGCTTCCGGCTCCAGCCACTTCGGACAGGCCGGTGCTTTCTTATTGGGCTTCGGTTCGCTGGTGTTCAGCGGATGCTTGCCCGGATTACCTTCCAGTTCCTTCATGGCGGTCGGCTTTGGTTTTCTGCCTCTGGTAGCCATTGGCATCTCCTCCTTTCTGCAAAAATGGGTAAAGAAAAAGGACCTCCAAAGAAGTCCTTGTAATAGCATTTTCCCAAGCAGGAAACTTTTCATTATAAAAAGCAAATAGTTTCCCATTTCGGCAACTTTATATAAAACACATCGGATACGAGGCACAGCCCCTTTTCGGGGCGTGTACCTTTTGGTGCTGTTATGCGTTGGGGTTGGCTTCCTTCCAAACCTCGTATTCATCGACCAACTCCGCTTCCTCGATGACCTGCCAGATGCTGCAAAAGCGGCTTCTCTGCTGCTCGATTTCCTCTGCCGTCCAGTCTTCCGGCTTGCGGCTCATATCGTGGTAGGCATCCATCTCCGCTTTCGTCCGGAAGAAAAGGATCTGCTTCAGCTTCAGCGTCTCCTCGTTGTTCCGCAGGCTGTACCGCCTGTTCTCTGCCGCCCTGCAAAGGCTTCCGAGGTCGTTGCAACTGAGGGTCATGTCCTGCTTGAAGGCGATCTCGATACCGATCAGCTTCTTCTCGGTGTCGGCTTCCTGAATGTTCTTAAGGTAGGTTTTTGCTTTGTTCGTCATGGTCTGTATCCTCCGTGTGTTTTGTTTTCCGTAGGGCTTTTCCCTTCGTTGTGACTGTATATTACCGTCACTGCCCGGACATAGCAAGCGGCTATGCTGCACGATCATACACACCTCTTTTTGTCGGATTTATGTGTATTTCCACACTGGAAGAATCCGCCACTACGAGCAAAAGCCCCCGAAGGAGCTCTGCCCTTTTTCAGTGTGCGTTCTTGATGCACCACTCGATCGCGTGACCGGCATCCGTGTAGGTCTCATCGGAAATCTTCAGAAGCTCCAGTCGGCACTCAATCGGTGACCAGCCTTCCTCTGGGTCTTCCACAAATCCGTATACCGCTCCCTCCAGCATGCCGTTCCAGTTCATCTGGGCAACCAAAACCCGGTCACCGAACTGCATGATGCTGTCGTAGCAAGGTCTGAGTCGGTCGTAGAAGCTCTCGATGCTGATGTTGTTTTCCGGGAAGTCGATCAAATGCTTTTTCATGGTGAATTCCTCCGTGTTTTCGTTTTTCCCTTGGGGCTTTTCCCTTTCGGTATGTGCATATTACCGTCAGGTGTAAAGGATAGCAAGCGGCTAAAGTACACGATCTTCCGCCCGGAATACCAGGCAGAATGTACATCACTCTGCGTCCTGCTCCATGAGTTTCACTATGGTGTCGTAGAAGAACTGCGGGTCATATGCCAGCGGTTCCCGTCCGGCTTCCTTATCCATCCTGATCTGGTCTTCCACCATATCCTCGGCATCCTCCAGCGTAAAAGCATCCTTATCGCTGTCATCCATGTGGTTGTAGATTTCCACGATGACATCCATCATCCGCTCTTCCATGTGCTTCTCCTTCTGGCGCATCCACGCCGCCACATCTGCCCCTGTGTGGGGCTGTGTCGGGGGCTGTCGGTTTATCTGGTCATCCGTCCCAGCAGGTAGGCTTCTTCCATTGCTTTCTGGATGCCCCAGACCGGAACCTCAATGAAGTCCTCGCTGTCATTGTCGCGGGCTTCGAGGTCACCCCGGCTGTCTACCGCTACCATCAGGCGCTTGGCGATCTCCAACAGGGCTTTTTCCTCTTCCTTGGTGATGTTCTTCTTCATGATGGTTTCCTCCGTTTTTCTTGGTTTTCCGTTTCGGTATGTGCATATTACCGTCTATGCCACACACTATCAAGCGGCTATACTACACAAAGATAGCCACCCGGAACTGTGCGTATTACGGCAGAAGAAAAGGGCCGCCGTTTCCGGCAAGCCCCGTGTGTTTCTCTGGCTTAGTAGTCTTCTTCCTCGTCGTAGTCCTCTTCGTCCCAGTCATCTTCCTCTTCATCCCAGCTGTCATCCTGGTCTTCTTCCTCATCTTTGAAGTCCCACATATCTTCAGTCGGCTGGGTTCTAAGGTCTGGATTCTGCTCGACATAATCGACAACCGCTCCGCAAAGGATATCCATGACCTTTTCGTAGGCGTCCTCGCTGAAGATCTCCCAAAGCCCTGCGGTCAGGCAGCTGACCTCTGCGTTACCCTTTGCGATCAGGAATCGGGCTGCCGGGTTGCAGGTTTCCTTGCCGTAGGCAATGTTCACCATGTCACCATCGTTGTAAAAGCGGTAGGCGATGCGGCTCATTGCCCTTACCAGTTCCCCTGCAAGGCTGTCTGCCTTGCCCGTCTCCGGTACCAGTTCCTTGAAAAGTTTATTGATGCGGTCTTCGTTCTTCGTCATTGTCATATCC